ACATTAGGTCCAATCGGCGCCATATTTTCTGCATTGGGTTCTGTAGTTGGTGCTACCGTAAGTGTGGCACAAGAATTTAGTAAATCGATGGCCGATACTATGGATACTGGTTTGGGAGTTGCTACGAATTTTGTGTCATTGAATATGTCCGCGGCGAATTTAGGATTAAACCTAGACCAATTTGGTGATCTAGTATCAAGAAACCATAAGGTAATGCGGTTATTTGGGGATAATACAGCGCGTGGTGCAGAAAACTATGCAATGTATGCCCAATCTCAAATGGATTCAGCTTCTCAATTTGGTTATTTTGGTAATTCTGCAAAAGAATATGGAGAATTATTGGCAGACGAAATGGAGATGGCAAGATTGCGAGGTGCGACTGAATCAACCCAATTAAAAAAGGCCGCGAGTGGATTTAATGATGTGTATAAATCCCAACTTGCCCTTGCTGACCTAAATGGACAGGACGTAAAAGACCGAATGGCAGCCCGTCAGGCACAGTCAGTGAACTACAATGCATTGGATGTAGCAGCACAGTATGGTCAAGAACAAGCACAATTAGTGGCTAAAAATCTTCAATTTGTAGCATCTGAATTAGGCACTGAACAATGGGGAGAGCTTGGTCCAATGCTGATGAATGCTATTAACCAATCGTTGGCAACCAATGTTGATATGGGTGTGGTTAACAGTGCCCTTGCACAATCTGTTCCTGAAGCACAGGAATTTTTAGATATGATAAAAGCAGGAATGTTGACCGAAGATAAGGAGGCATTCAAATCTATGGTATTGCAGAAAGTCGGTTCGATGATGGGTAATTTAACATTTGGACAGGGAGAGACCGCATCTCTAATGAGAAATAATATGATTGAAGGGTTTTCAGAGGTACAAAATGCCATATCGTCGATGCGGATAGCTAGGTTGGGATTGAAAAATGTTACTGATGCAATGGCAAAAGATCAAGAAAATATCATTGATTTGGCTGCAAAATCTGGACGATTACAGGCGGCAGGATTAGATGTATCGATAGAAACTGTAAAATTAGTAGCCAAGGCTGGATTGACTATGAAAGCATTGGATACTCTTGGCATTGATATTGAAAATGTCGGAAAATCAATGGTCAGATCATTGGAGTGGTTAACAGAAAAAATAAATGAGGCAGTTGGCAATGATATGGAAAAAATTGCCAAAAATAACCAAGATCGGAGAAATAAAGATGCGGTAGGTGCAGCACAAGTAGACGCAGGATTAGACATTGGGTTTTTTAAGACTTCGGTAGATGAAAATAATGAGCTTTTTAAAAAATTCGTCAGTACATTTAATGTGGGTGACTACGATAATCTGGGTAAAGCCAACAAGAATATGTTGGTGCAATTATATCGGAAAAAGGTCGAAGAAGACGCCATTCGCGAGGCAGGTGGAACTCCTGAATTAAAACCAGTAAATCCTATCGCCTTTAGTTATGGTGGTGGTTATAATAACACTACTTCTCGTGAGTATAGTCGAGACGACATTGGCCGAGCCGATTATTACGAAGACATGATTGCAACGGCATCTCAACAAGAGGCTATTACTGGGCAGTTGGCAATGTACCAGTATAATTTAGCGAAATTAATTGAATCCAATCCAAACATAGCATCAACAGTTGCAAATGGAATAGAAAGAATGTCGTATGAAGATATTGTTAAAATGCAACAACAAGTTACTGGCATCGATATGCAAGCAGATGGTTCCAACGTTCGTGCAAACATGGAATTGGCCGCACAGATAAGTAAAGAAAGTTCTAAGGAAATAATTTCTGCTATCGACAGATTAATAGCATTGATGGTAGATAATTAATACTAAATAGATAACAGAACACAACTAAGAGAGAACAGTTTATATGTCGTGGAAAAAACATTTTACCGTATATCAAGGAAAACCAACCGCTAATGGCAAAGGTGGTTCAAACGGATCTACTCACAAGTATCAGAGTTGGTTACCTGAATTGTACAGTGGTATACCTAACCGCGTTGAACGATACATCCAATACGACCAAATGGATATGGACAGTGAGATTAATGCTGCACTAGATACTATTGCAGAATTTAGTACACAGTTCGATGACGATACTGGTTCACCATTTCAAGTTGTATGGAAAAATGATCCAACCGAATCCGAGTCGAAAGTGTTAGAACAAACTCTTCGTCAGTGGAACAATATCAATGATTGGGACAGACGAATTTTCAAAACATTCAGAAATGTAATTAAGTATGGTGATCAACCATTCATACGTGATCCAGAAACATGGATATTGCACTACTGCGATCCTGCCGACCTAATGAGTGCAGTCATTAATGAAAATGAGTCAAAGGAGATCGAGCAATATGTTATTAATAATATTGATTTGAACATTGCCAACAAAACTGCAACAGACCCAGTTGAACAACATGGTGGATTGACTGGTGGTGGTCCAAGAGCGCAATCTTCCACTATGGGACCACAGAGTTATAATGGTGCTGCTACCCATGGGGTAGATGAGACGGTTGTAGATTCCACTCATGTGGTTCATATTGCGTTGACTGAGGGCATGGATGTCAGTTGGCCTTTTGGAACAAGTATTTTAGACCCAATTTTCAAAACGTATAAGCAGAAAGAGTTATTGGAAGATGCGATCATTATCTATCGTGTACAACGAGCACCAGAAAGACGTGTATTTTATATTGATGTTGGTAACATGCCAACCCATAAAGCGATGGGGTTTGTAGAGCGTGTTAAAAATGAAATTCATCAAAGACGGATACCAAATAAAACTGGCGGTGGTCAAAATATGGTTGATGCACAATACAATCCTTTGTCAATGATGGAGGACTATTTCTTTGCCCAGACTGCTGAAGGTCGTGGTAGCAAAGTAGAAGTGTTACCGGGTGGTGCTAACTTGGGTGAGATTGATGATTTAAAATTCTTCACTAACAAGATGATGAGGGCATTGCGTGTTCCTAGTTCATATAATCCAACTGGACCAGAAGAACAATCTTCTACGTATCAGGATGGTAAGGTAGGTACTGCATTCATCCAAGAATTCAGATTTACAAAATATTGTCAGCGTTTACAAAATACTATACAACCAGTATTTGATAAAGAATTCAAGTTGTTCTTAAAAAATAGAGGATTCCACGTAGATGCTAACTCTTTTGAATTGAAGTTCTATGATCCACAAAGTTTCAGTCAATATCGTGAAATTGATATTGATGCAGCAAGAGCTAATGTATTCCAATCAATTGATGGAATCCCATACTTGAGTAAGAGATTTAAATTAGAGAAATATCTAGGATTGACCCCTGATGAAATTCTTCAAAATGAGCGAATGGTCATGGAAGAACAGGGTGGAACTGGTAAAGATGAAATGGGTATGGGTCTAGGTGATGTTGGAGTTCAATACGGTGACGAAATGGACTTTAGCGATCTTGATGATATTGGTGATATGGAAGACACCGAAGATATGGGTGGTGATGAAGCCCCACCAAGTCCAGATGAGGAGATATAAATGAAATTTTCAGAGGTACTAAAGGAATACTACGAACCATCAGATGACAGAATGACTACTAGGAGCATTGATCAGGTTCGCGCTCCTCGTATCACATTACGACATCTAAATAAATTGCGAAAAAAGCGAGAGATGGAAAAATATGAAATAGAAATCCGCAATAAAGGATTGAAAGATATATACAATGCAGATGATGGTGGTGGTGATGGTATGCCTCCATTGTAATATGCATTTAAAAAATATTGGATATTTACGATAAAAACGCAAAATTGCGTTTTTTTTGCTGTTTTAATGCCTTTATAACATAAAAGAATAAGAAAAGTTATAAATAACTAGACTTTGTAAAATATGTTTAAATGTTGTTCAATTCACTAAGGAGCTAACGAAATGAAAAAAACTAAACTAGAACGAGTTCTCGAACTGATGATTAATGAGGAAAGTGATAAAGCTAAATCACTTCTTCATGATATTTTCGTTGAGAAGTCTCGTGTTATCTATTCCGATATTATCGGAGAAGATACAGCACATGAAGAGAAGTTGGAAGAATTCTTCAACTTTGATGATAAGGATGAAGAAGCGGAAGAAATCGAAGACGATGAAAACGAAATAGAATCAGAAGAAATGTTTGGTGAGTCAGATGATGAAGTAAATGACTTCGGAGGAGAAGAAGATTTCTCTGATGAAGAAGCAGAAGAAGACTTGTCTGACGAAATGGTAGATGATTTCTCTGATGAAGAAGCCGATGCACCAGATGCAGAAGAAGCTATGATGAATGTAGAAGATGCTCTTGCAGAATTAAAAGCTGTATTTGCAGAATTAACTGGCGATGAATCTGACGAAGAAGAATTTGATGCTGAAGCAGACGATTTTGAATCTGATTTTGAAGCGGAAACGTCTGATGAAGAATATTCTGACGAAGAAGAGCAATTTGAAAGCCTTGAAGAAGAAGCAAAACTGAAACCTGTTAACGTAAAGCGTGACGCAGCAGTTAAAGCTAAATCTCCGATTGCTAAAAAGAATGACATGGGTGGTAAAGTGACCAAGACTGATACTAAGGCAGAGGCGGGTCGTACTGTCAATGCACCAAGTAAGCAATCTATCAAGGGTCCAGAAGCGGGTGCGAAGTTAAAATCTCAGCCTGTTAAGCGTGAAAAGGCTACCAAGTCTACGTCACCACTATCAAATGTGAAAAAGGGGTAACGGTTTATGATTACACCACTTAGAGAAATGATCATGCCACAAAGTGCAGGTCTTGTCACAGAAGCAGTTGCTAACAGCGACGGTTCTAAGGACTTGTACATGAACGGCATTTTCATCCAAGGCGGTGTGAAAAACCAAAACCAACGTGTGTATCCAGTTAATGAAATCTCTCAAGCTGTAAAATCGCTACAAGAGAAAATACAAGGTGGATACAGCGTGTTAGGTGAAGCAGACCACCCAGACGATTTAAACATTAACCTTGACCGAGTATCTCATATGATTACTGAGATGAGCATGAGAGGAAATGATGGAATCGGCAAATTAAAAATGTTGCCTACACCGATGGGCAATATATGTAAAACACTACTCGAAAGTGGTGTTAAGTTAGGTGTCAGTTCAAGAGGCAGCGGCAACGTAGACGATTCGGGTAATGTATCGGGTTTTGAGATTATAACGGTTGATATCGTTGCTAATCCAAGTGCTCCAGATGCGTATCCAGATCCAATATATGAACAAATAATGAATCACAGACGTGGATCAACTATTTGGGATGTAGCCACTGCGGTAAAACATGACCCAAGCGCACAAAAGTACCTCCAGAATGAGCTTGTTAATTTTATTAACAAGTTGCGTTAAGGAATAAGGGAGAGATTAAATGGCTCAAAATACAATTGAAAAAATTCTCGGCTCCGAGGTACTGTCTGAAGATGTAAAAACAAGCATTTCCGAAGCATGGAACGCGAGATTAGCTGAAGCACGTGATGACATCACTGCTGAATTGAGAGAAGAATTTGCTAGTCGATATGAGAATGATAAAGCCCAGATCGTTGAGGCTATGGATGCTATGCTTTCAGATGTAATATCTGCTGAATTGACTGAATTTGCACAAGATAAGAACAAACTAGCGGAAGACCGTGTTGGCTATAAAAAGGCTATCAAGGAACATGCTAAAGTTCTTGACAAATTCATCACACAGACTTTACACAAGGAAATTACAGAACTCAGAGAGGACCGAAAGTCACAGAAAGGTAATTTTGTTAAATTGGAAGAATTCGTTCTTGGCCAATTATCAAAAGAGCTAAACGAATTCCATGATGACAAACGTTCACTAGTTGAACAGAAAGTCAAATTGGCAAAAGAGGGTAAAAAGGCAATCGCTGAAGCGAAACAGTCATTCATTAAGAATGCAGCTAAGAAAGTTGAAAAAATCATTGAAAGTACAATTAAGGGTGAATTAACTACTCTTAAAGAAGACATTCAAACTGCTAAAGAAAATAATTTCGGTCGCAAGATTTTTGAAACATTTGCAGCAGAGTTTCTAACAAGCACATTGTCAGAGGGTACTCAAGTATCAAGAATGTCGCGAAAGATTGCAGAAGTTACTGCGAAATTGGACGAGGCACAGGTAAAACTTACTACAAAAGATAAGCAAATTATGGAAGCAAAACGTCAAGCACGCGTCATTAGTGACAAATCTTCGCGCAATGCAATAATTTCTGAAATGCTTTCACCTTTGGGTAAGGAACAACGAGGAATTATGAATGATTTACTAGAATCTGTTAAAACAGAAAATCTACGAAGAGCATTCGACAAATACCTACCTAGCGTATTGCGCGAAAGTGGTGAAGTAAAAGTTCCACAAAATAAGGCAAGGCTCACCGAGAGTAGCAGAACTGTTAGCGGTGATAGAGCTTCAAAGTCCCAGTCGCAGACTGAAGGATCAGCCGATATAATCAATCTAAGAAAATTAGCTGGAATAGGCTAATAGGAGAATACAAAAAATGGCAAACCTATTTGAAAACTGGTCCGCGACCAAAGGTGCTCTAACCGATGGCCTAAACGGTAACCGTAAAAAAGTAATGGAATCAGTGTTGGAAAACACTAAATCAGCAATGTTGCGTGAGAATGCAGCATCTGGTAGTACAATGGCAGGTAACGTAGCTTCACTGAATAAGGTAATTCTACCTGTTATTCGCCGTGTAATGCCTACAGTTATTGCTAACGAATTGGTTGGTGTACAGCCTATGACTGGCCCAGTTGGTCAGATTCATACTCTGCGTGTTCGTTACGCTGAGAATGGCGGAACAGCAACAGCGGGCGAAGAAGCATTGAGCCCATTCAAGATGGCATCTGGCTATTCAGGTTCTAACTCTACTGCGACTTTAGAAGCAGAAGCAGGTAAGAAAATGTCTATCCAAATCTTAAAGCAAACTGTTGAAGCTAAGACTCGTAAATTGTCTGCACGTTGGACATTTGAGTCTGCACAAGACGCACAATCACAGCACGGTTTAGATATCGAAGCTGAGATCATGGCAGCTTTGGCACAAGAAATCACCGCTGAAATCGACCAAGAAGTTATTGGTAGCTTGCACACTCTAGCAGGTGCAGCTTCACAGACTTTCGATTGGGCACCTAAAGCAGGTTTCACACCTACTTTCGTTGGTGATGTTCACGCTTCATTGGCAATTCAGATCAACCGTGCAGCAAACGAAATTGCTAACCGCACCCGTCGTGGCGCAGGTAACTGGGTAGTTGTAAGCCCAACTATGTTGACTGTTCTTCAGTCTGCATCTACTTCTGCATTTGCACGTACTACTGAAGGCACATTCGATGCGCCTACTAACACTAAACTTGCAGGTACTTTGAACAACAGTATCAAAGTTTATGTTAACCAGTATGCAGCAAACGATGACGTTCTTGTTGGTTATAAGGGTGCTTCAGAGGCTGACGCCGCTGCATTCTATTGCCCATACGTTCCGTTAATGTCTTCTGGCACAGTATTAGATCCTAATACGTTTGAGCCAGTAGTTTCTTTCATGACTCGTTATGGTTATGTTGAACTAAGCAACCAAGCGTCATCTTTGGGTAACGCAGCAGACTACTTGAACAAGATCACTACAACTGGTACTGTTAGCTTCGGTTAATATGTAACAAGTGTTCTACAAGTAACAATAAAACACCTGCTTCGGCGGGTGTTTTTATTTGTGTAACCTATTAATTGTCAACAGCATAAATACATTATACACAGGATTATTATTCAATGGCAATTAATTTCAATCATCAACTGAATACAGTAACGACTAGTAATGGCGATTTAGATATTGATATTACTGGAAGTATTAAAGTACCAAGCGGTACGACCATTCAACGAAGTGCATCATTATTCGCTGGCCAAATACGATTCAATAATCAAACGGGTCTGTTTGAAGGATACAACGGAACATCATGGATAACATTTGGCAGTTTAACTGACAAATCGATTAACACATTACAGGATGTAAACATCACAACCCCAGTTGACGGGCAAGCTATGATATACAACGCAACAAGTGGAAAATGGGAAAATCAAGTGATCGTGACAGAAGGAGATGCAATTGCGTTTGCGATTGCATTGGGGAGTTAAGATATGGCAAGTAGTTTTAAGAATGCAAGTTGCGCAGTTGGTATAACACCCACTGTGATTTACACAGCAGGCGTGGCATTAAATGCGGCTGTGATACATGGATTATTTTTTGCTAACACAAATTTAAGTGCCACTGTCAGTATTACATTAGAAGTGTTCGATAACAGTGCAGCAACTACGAGAAAAATATTAGATACTGTGCCCGTGCCACCAAATACCACATTGAGTATTGACAAACCGATCAACCTAGAGCCCAACGATATTATACGTGCAACAGCAACATCAGCAGAGATTGATGCGTTTGCTAGTGTACTAGAACTAACATAAATTAAGGAATAAATTATGAGCAAATCAAGAGAACTTTCAAAACTTTTAGACAGTACAGATGCTACTACCATGGACTATGTTATTTCAGAAGATGACATGTCTTCGGATAGTCCTGTCAAAATACCAACACAGCGATCAGTGAAACGGTATGTAGACAACAGTGTTGTTGGTGCCATTGATGGTGTCCGATCTGCTATTAGTGGTAGTGGTGGCGGTAGTGCTAAGATCGCGTGGGCTGGTCAAATACCAGTACCGACAGTTGCTGAGTATACTGACACTGATCATGTAAATCTGCGAAACGAATCTGTTGTATTTACATCCACAACCCCTCTTGGCGATCTATTGCAGTCCTGGGACGACTACTCTACTCCTGATGAAGCACTTAAATTGTTC